TGGTGGAATGGCAGACACGCCATCTTGAGGGGGTGGTGAGCGTACGCTCGTGAGGGTTCAAGTCCCTCCAACCGCACCAGGCTAATTACATAAGGGCTTACAGGTAATTCTGTAAGCCCTTATTTTTGTTTGACATCATAAAGTCTTGCGTGGTTTGACATCATTTTGACATCAGAATATTTTAGAGATGCGTTCCACGATGTCATCTTCCATTTTAGGTGTCACATGTGAGTAGGTATCCATCGTCTCTTGAAATGATGCATGCCCTAGACGTTCTTGTATGGCTTTCATATTGGCCCCATTTTCAATGAGAAGGGTGGCGTGGGTATGTCTAGTACCATGCATAGTAAAAGAGGGCTTACCGATTAAATTGGCGTATTTCTTACATAGTTTGCTGACTTCATCAGGGCAGCGAGGAGCTCCTTTTATGCCAGGAAATACAAGGTTGTTATTAATCCAGTTCATGGTTTTAATTCTGCGCTTGTCTATGACCGTTTTATGCTTCATAAGCTCCTGGAGTGTTTCCGTATCAATGGCAATTATCCGTTTTGAGGATGTGGTCTTAGTTGTATTAGATATAACTGCAGTAGATCCGATTTTGAGGGCTGTTTGTGAAATGGATATAGTTGATTTTTTGAAATCGATATCCGACCATCGTAAGCCTAATAATTCAGACCGTCGCATACCTGTTGCAAATGCTAATTTAAATAGTGCATGATGCTCTACGTTAGATATATTGGATAGGAAGTTTTTAACCTCATCTATAGATAACGTTACCATATGCCGGACTTTAACCTGCTTTGGTCGGTCTATGTTTTTCATATAGTTCTTAGGGATGATGTCATCTTTTACCGCCTGCTCTAATATGGAGCCTAGAATTGTCATGGTATAGGATATAGTCCTTGATGACAATCCGTTCATTGATTCAAAGACATAACGTAATGTATTAGGTTTAATTTCGGCTAACTTCACGCCACCGATTTTATCTCTTATGTAACGATTGATAATACCAGTATAACTTTGATAGGTGGCAGGGGTTATGGTCTTTTCTTTTAGTTGTAACCATATATTAATCCAGGTGTTTAATGAAATAGTATCATCGAAATTAGCACATGATTGATTAGTATTTACGTATTTCTCCATAGCTTCTATGGCAGCTTTTCTGGTGGTGCCATAAAAGAATTTACGCTTGCCGTTGATGGTTTTCGATACCTGGTATCGTCCATCGGCTCTCTTTTTTGCCATAAAAATAACCTCCTAGGCCTAAATTTGGGTATATTAAATAAGCCTTAGAGGTTTTATGGTATAATAATAGTGTTCTTTGGTATATACCTCTAAGGTGTGTATCATGGCCCCTATTCTGTTGGTAGCAGAGTAGGGGCTTTTTTTATTAGTTTTGTATTTTTGGTGTGTATTTACCAGTGCGCTGTGCGTTTCCTAGGGCACCCATAGCTTCTAAATACCCATAAGTATTTGGTTGCAATTCAACGCGTTTAGGTTTCTTAATAAATGAATGGAATATAACGCGACCGGTTCTACCATCGTAGAATGTAGTTTCTCCCCTTATGTGTAATTACACATTAAAATGATGATAAAAGTCGATATTTTCTAATTCCAAATCATCTATATGTGACCTACGAACCATTCGTTCGACAAGGTTCACGTGTTCATCTAAGTAAAAATCATCATTAATAATATGCATTAATTCATGTTTAATTTCCTCTCTCATGCGATCATGAGGGAGGTTTTTGTTTATGTAGATGTTATGAGTATCTACATCTTCACATTCCTCTGACACAGCATTGGCATGTGGCAAGTCGCAGTAAATCAAATTTACAACCAACGATAACACTCTCCCTTGTGTGTATTACTTGTGTTTAGATTTTAAGAACTCTATGTATTTGACTGTTTCTTCCATCTCCTCTTTAGACATATCTTTTGCAGCAGAAAAAAGCATGCGTGCACCTGGTCTAGTGCGTAGATATTCGGCGAATTCGGCGGCTTCAGAGTTTGTGTAGTACCCTTTGGTTTCACTAGGGATAGTTATTTCCTCACCGATTTCGGCTAACTCATCAGGCTTTATATTTAAGCCTTTACAAATTTTTATTATGTTATCAATTGAAGCACCACCGACATTTCTTAATATAGAAAATAATGTGGAAGGTGGCATACCTATTTTAGCTGCAAATTCACGTTGGGTACCTTGTTCTTTTATTTTCTCTTTTAAATAATCTTCTCGAGTCATTTTAGAAACTCCTATTTAAATAACCTATATCTGTATAATACCAATTAATGTTCGAAATATCAATATATAAAACCGAAATTTCAAACATTAAATATATTTAAACGAAATTTCAATATAAATTTATTTGACTTGCACGAAATATAAAGCTACAATTAAGCCATAAAGATGAACGAAATATCGGACATCTGATATTAAAAATTATATCTATATGTTAGGAGGTGAATTTATGTACCCAAACCTTAACGCGGAAATGGCCAGACAGGGGTGGACTCGAAAAGATTTAGCAAATAAAACAGGGATTCGATATCAAACATTGAATGAAAAGCTAAATGGCAAGCGCCCTTTTACATTCCCTGAAACGGTCAAAATTAAAAAAGCTTTATCCACAGATCTTTCGCTTGAGCAAATTTTTTTAATCTGATTGACCGAAATATAAAGCAAATAAATAACAATAGAAGGAGATTATCATGACAGAAAATACAATACTGAATACTGATATGTTTACAAAAATAGTTATTAAAAACGAAGATGACGATACAGTAGTCGCCGTTATTACTGCTGATGATGTTGAACCGGCGCCGCATTATATTGCTGTATTAACTCCTAAGTATAATTAGCCTTTTAGTGAATGAAAGATGGGAGATGAAAATATGGAGTTTGTCATCGGATATATTGTAGGGCTCGTGTTAACAGGAATTTTGATTATTGTAGTTGCTGGACGTGGGTTTTAATCCGTCAACAAAGTTAATAGCGGTAGAGAGGAGACACTAAATGAAAGCAGTAAAAGATCGCATTACAAAAGAACGCGAAGAACTAGCATTAGCAGCTAGACCATTAGTGGAATGGGTAAGAAAAAACGGCACACCTCATACGACGATATTGGTGACAGACACTTTTGTGAATGTGTGCAATACCGAAATTGGCGTGCCGATAGATGATTAGTCATCTAATTTTGCGTTGTGGTTTATGGACTAAATGCTGATGCACAAATTTCCCTTTTGAAGATGCATTCAAAAAAGATTGAAATAAACTTTCACTACAGCTGAAGTATTGGTATACGGATCCATTTTTGAACCGCACTTGAATGATGCCATCTTCATAGCCAATGGCGGAAACATTTGAAGATGATACATTTATCATTTCCATAATAATCACCTCCTTTCAAGGTGATTATATCAAAAGTATTTATTGTGTCGAAAGGAGATATCCGTGAATAGAAATAAACTCTGCGTCACAGTTGATGAGGCCGCAGAACTGGCTAGCGTTGCACCTGCAGTGATTCGCCAATGGGCGGAAGACTTTGATTTTCCGTCCATGAAAATTGGACAGCGTGGTGGTAAACGCTTAATTCATTTAGATTCGTTTAATGCCTGGCTAGCGAAACGATGCCAGGCAAGAATAGGAGAGTGAAAGATGAATAAATTTATCATGATAGCGTCCCTTATAATGTTCGGGTTACTAGAGGGTTCAGATGTACAAGGCTATGTCATACCTGATCTAGTAATGGCCATAGGGCTATTATGGGCGGGTGCCATGTTGCTATATGTAGTTAAACATGGAGGTGAATAATGGAAACATTAATACAAGCATTATTTTTGGCTGTATTCATGCTGGTTAGTTGCATGGTGTTTGTTTCTCTGTTTGCATTGATGCCCTTCTGCTTCTAGGAGGTGATATATGAAGCGTGTTAATTGTTCAAAATGTGGCGTACGGATTATCCCATATACCTATAGCTATATATTCGATGAAACAAATCGAAAAGCTATTAGAGTGTGTAAGAGATGCCATGACGAGCACATTAAAAATAAATGTAAAAAAGCCCGTACTCACGGCAATGAGATACGAGCTCTAGTTAAATAACCAAGTTAATTGTAACACATTAAGTCGTTACTAAAAAGGAGGTATCATGCCTGAACTTGTAGCAAAGAAAAAATCAAAACCAGCTATAAATACATTTGATTTTAGCTTCTTTGAAAAACATAACGGTAAACATGATAGAGCTATGAAAGTTGCTATTGTTACATGTAAGAGCTATATTAAACTATCAATGATGGCCTATCGAAAAATTAAAGGTCCAGAGTATTTCAAGGTCGGTATTGATATTAACAACAGAGTAATATGTGTATCCCCCGCAGTGGAGACAGAGCCATTTGTGATTAAACCGACAGCGAGTCAGATTGAACGCAGATGCATTTTTATTACTCAAAAACGAGCTGTCATTGATAAGTTGATAAAACTAGGAATGCCAAAAGTTGTAGAAGGTCAACTAGTTGATGGAGAACTAATATTTCAATTCTAAAGGAGATTAAATCATGGAAAATCAAAATATCTTAACTATTAAATTTAATACATTGGATGATCTAGCAGTGCAAGTAGCAGATTGGAATGAACGATTAAATCATCAATGCCAAGGCCAATGTATGTCGGAAAAGCCAATTGTTAAAGTAACGTCAGGCACCAGTCTTGAACTAGCAGAAAGTAAACTCGAGGATACATTCAAGAAAGCAATTCAAAAGAGTAGTAAAAAGATTGCAGAAGGTATAAATCAACTTGAAGCTGAAGATTGTAAGGTAGAAATCTTAGAAAATGAAGTAACAGCGCCTGCAGATGATGTTCCTGTAACAGATTTCGAAGGTAAGCCAACAAAAACTAAAAAAGAAGAAAAGGTTGAGCCGGTAACAGAATCGGTTGTAGAATCTGCTCCTGCAGAAACACCAACTGAGGAACCAGCTACTATTGAAACGCCGGAACAGGATGCAGTATTAGATGTAACTGATGAACCGGTAGATAAAAAAGCATTCTATAAAGAATTCCGTGAATGGATGGGTGAGGACGGCGTAAAAGCAAAAAAAGCACTTGCAATTTTTGGCAAGCACGGTGTTACTCGTCCATCTAGTGACTCATTAACAGATGATCTTATCACTGATTTGAAATCTATCATGGCAGGGGAGGAATAATATGTCTAAGCAACAATTTAAAGCACAAGCTGATATCTGTAAGAAGGCATTGGATACATTACATAAAGCAATTGAGCTTGACCCTGGTAATGCTGAAGAATACCAAGCAGGTATAGCGTATACAGAAGGTGTCATGAAAGCATCCAATGCTATTGTAAAGGCTTGTGAAATCGTAGAACCTACTAAAAAGCAAAAGGAAGAGCCTAAAGCGAAGGAAGCTGAAATTAAAAGCAAGAAAGCAAAGACTACGGCTAAAAAGTCTAAGCCTAAAGAAGAACCAAAGCCAGTGATAGAAGTAGAGCCTGCACCTGTTGAAGAGAAGGAAGCAGAAGACCTATTTGCTATGTTTGGTGATTAAAGGGGGTATTCACTGTGGAGATTGTATCCAGTACCTATATTCACAAAATGTTCGATAGTGTAATCCTAGAGGCTCCTTACGGTGCGGAATATACAACTATACACCATATCGATTGTGGATTTACGTTTGGAGGCAGCTGGCAACGTAGATATTCATATCAGAATGGATATGTTACCGGTTCAAAATACTATACCTGTCCAAATTGTCGAGCTTCTTCTAATCCTTATGATCATAAAATTTACTTCTCTATAAATGATGAGAGCGTATATCCTTTATCGGCTTATGTCGAAGTTATCAATTATAAGCACTTCCTAGATTTGAAGATTCGATATCAAGCTATCCAGCTTTTCTTTGATGGCAAAAAAAATGACTTAGGGATGTGTACAGAAACATTGCGATTCGACTTCAAGAAACGTAAGGCAACATTTATTGATAGATTTAGAATCCATCATGAATTGACTGTTGACTATATTCGTGAGAACGAGATTATGCCGGTACTGAAATTCTTTGGTGATTCATACGCCATGACAGATTTTAACCGGAAGTATTTAAACAAAACATTTAAGACGTTACGTCTAATGTTTGAAAAACGATTGAAGGAAACTTACGGATATGGAACAAAGGATGTATATGTGGCACCTAGTGCTACTGAAGAAAATGGCTACCATTTTACGATGCTGCTCAATATGGTTCTGAAGCTATCTGCACCAGATATGCCAAACATTATAAGTATTCAACGAGGGGCTGACTACTGGAACGATAACTATGCAAGATTAATTACCTCTATTCCGTTTGATAGTGATGTATTGGATTTAACAAGAAAAGGAATGAACTTTCAAGAGGCTTTGCGTGTGGTTTATAAATCACCTAACAGCAAGGCATTGCGTAGGGCTATGGCAAAAAATCCTATGTCAGTCGTACTATCCAGCGTATTAAGTCTATTTAAAGATGAAAATTGCAGGCGTACGATTGTTGATTTAAATCGTCATAACCTTCCTGATGATGAAAAGTATAAATACACTGGCAAAGTTCATTGCGCTAAGGATATTAGAAAATCGATGAAGTTGCATATCGATGGTTCAAAAGAGTTTTGGCAAATAATGATTGCAAGATATGGCGAACCTGCTGCATTGCGTTGGATATTGTCCGAGGACTTCCGAGACACTGAGGACTGCGTAAGAATGTATTCCGAGTTAATACTCAAATATCGAGATAAGTTTTGGGGCCAAAAGTTCAAACTAAAAGCATTGCATGCTGAGCTTATCAATATTTATAACAAACAGGAGTATGGCGATGTTAATTTGCCAGCTATACCAGCATTAAACGCTGACGTAAACGGACTACATTTTGTAGTCCCAAAAACTGCAGCTGATTTAATGACATATGGAAAGCGATTGAAGAACTGTTTAGGTTCATATCGTGACCGTGTCATTAAAGGGCAAGCCGCAATTGTGGTTGTCACGGATGATGATATGAATCCTATTGCATGCCTAGAGCTAGCTACTGGTAATAAGGTTAAAAAGGGTCAACCTAAATTTAATCATCTAGTACAAGCGAAGTTATTCGCGAATGCACAACTAAAAAAAGACAATAAAATTCACTCTACAGTGATGAAATGGGCCGATCGTTTGAAGATTGAACCTCATACCATTGATGTGTACGCTAATGTTGTATAGGAGATCACTATGAAACTCACAAAATTAGAATTACTAAATTTTAAAGGCTTGAAAGCCTTTACCATAAATTTCAACGGTGATGTTATTATCCGCGGAGATAATGCTACCGGTAAGACGACTGTATTTGACTCTGTATGTTGGTTACTATTCGGCAAGGATAGCCTAGATAGAGCCGACTTTGAAATCAAAACATTGGATAGGGGCGAGCCTATTCATAAAGTCAATCACGAAGTAACAGGTACTTTTACATTGGATGAAGGGGGCACTGTTGAATTAAAACGTGTGTACCGGGAGAAGTACTCATCTCCTCGTGGCGGTGAAGTAACTATGACAGGTCATACGACAGACTACTTTGTCGATGGCGTTCCTAAAAAAGAAAAGGAATATAAGGAGATTGTAAATTCATTAGTTGATGAAAATATTTTCAAACTAATTACTAACCCGTTGTATTTCAATGAAACATATTCCTGGCAGAACCGCAGAAAGCTATTACTTGAGATGTGCGGAGATATATCAGATGAGGATGTTATTGCAGAATATAGTGAGCTAAAAGCATTGACTGATATCTTATCAGGCCATAGTGTAGACGATCATCGAAAGGTAGTAGCTGCTAAGAAAACCGCCATTAATAAAGAGCTAGATATGATTCCAGTTCGAATTGATGAGGCCTTACGAGGGAAGCCTGCTATTGATACTCCTCGAGATGTTCTTATTCAGGAGATTAGCTTAGCAACTACAACGCTAGAAACTCTAGAGGCAGACAAAGCATTATTAGTGAATGGACATGCGGTCGTTGATGCTAGAGCGGAGCTTAGAGATGTACAACGTCGATTGATGGCTCGTGAAAGTGAACTGCAGATGGAATATAAAAAACAATCTGCATTAAAGTCGAATGAATACGATATGGTTGTATCTGAACTTAACAATCTATCTTCTAAGCTTGAGAACACCAAACATCGGCTTGAAACATCAAATAAGGATATTCAACGTATCGAGAGTACTATTGACGAGCTGATGCATCAACGTCAGCAGGTCAACGAGGATGCGTTTGTAATGGATATCGATGAGAATTGCCCAACCTGCGGACAAAAGCTTCCTGCAGAACAAATTCAAGCCGCACGTGAAAAAGCTGAAACGAATTTTAACCTTAGAAAATCTAAGCGTTTAGAAGAAATTAATCAGTCCATAGAAATGAAGCAACAAGACATTGAGAATATTAAAAAGCGAGATGCCAGCTTAGAGCCTGTTGAAACATTAGAGGCTCTTATTAAGGCGAAAGAACTCGTTAAGGAAACCATAACTGATGAGATTGGAAAGCTAACAGCGCCAGTGCTTGATGATGATTCTATATATGCTGATTTAAAAGCAGAAGAGTTTATGCTGCAGATGAAACTCGATGAATCTAACACAGATCACTCTGAAGAAATTGCAGACATAGACAAACGTATTGCTACAACGAAAGAACACCGCTTTAACCTTGAAACTGAATTAAATAAATACGAAGAGGCTAAACGGATTGATACTCGTGTAGCGGAACTAGAAACACAGCAGGCTGAATTAGCAGCGGAAAAATCAAAGTTGGATGAGGCATCATATCTGATGGATGAGTTTATCAAGGCTAAGGTCAATATGCTGGAAGATGTTATTAACTCGAGATTCAAACTAGCACGCTTCAAAATGTTTCATGTGCTAGTCAATGGGAACATCGAGGAATGTTGCGAAACCACCTATAAAGGGGTTCCGTATCGCAGCATGAATAACGCTGCACGTATTAATGTAGGCCTTGACATCATCAACGCATTAACTAGCTATTTCAAAGTGAATGCTCCGGTGTTTATTGATAACGCTGAAGCGGTGACTGAGTTTGTTCCTGTAAATAGTCAAACAATTAAGCTCATTGTTGATGAATCAGAACCACAATTAGTGGTTAAGGAGGTGTAGATATGGACGAATTGCAAGTTTTCAATAACATTTCTTTTGGGCAAGTTAGAGTCCAGGAGTTAGATAATGAAGTGTGGTTTGTAGCAAAAGATGTATGCGAATGTTTAGGCATTAATGATACATCTAAAGCTGTAGGGCGTTTAGATGAAGATGAAAAGGGTACGAATTCAATTCCTACCCCTGGAGGTAATCAGAATTTATTGACTGTAAATGAATATGGGCTATATAGCCTGGTGCTTTCAAGTCGAAAACCTGAGGCCAAAGAATTCAAGCGTTGGATTACGCATGATGTAATCCCAGCTATTAGAAAAACAGGCTCTTATTCTATGGTGATTCCACAGACATTGCCTGAAGCCCTTAGAGCATATGCCGATGAGGTAGAATCGCATAATGCAACGAAAGCAATTGTAGCGCAACAAGAACAGCAAATTGCGGAGTTTAAACCGGTTAAGGATTACGTAGATAAAATTCTCTCAAGTAAATCCTGCTTAGCGATTACTCAAATTGCAGCTGACTATGGTCTTAGTGCTCAAGAGTTAAATAAAATTTTGCATGAAGCTGGTCTACAACGTAAGGTCGGCGATCAATGGATTCTCTACAAGCAGCATATGGCGAAAGGCTTTACCAAATCAGAAACCTTTACATTCTGCAGAAGTGACGGCCGATTAGATTCAAAAATCACGACTAAATGGACGCAAAAAGGCCGCTTAGAAATTCACAGTATCTTAACTAAATTAAACATTCACGCTGTATGTGAAGACGTAGCATAGGAGGCGCACAATGGGAGAAATTGCGAAAGCGCAAACACAATTACAAACTCAATCATTGAAGACTTTAGTATCGAGTGAGTCTATAAAAAAACGATTTAATGAAATACTAGGGAAGAAGTCAGCAGCATTTGTATCTAGTTTGATTTCTGTTTCTAATAATAATGAACTCTTAACTAAGGCAGACCCTACGACTGTAGTTACTGCTGGTATTATGGCAGCTACACTAGACCTTCCTATTAATCAAAATTTAGGATTCGCTTATATTGTTCCATTTTATAATGGCAAAAAGAAAATTTATGAAGCCCAATTTCAAATGGGATACAAAGGGTATATTCAGCTAGCCATTAGAGCTGGCAAATACAAAAAGATTAATGCCATTAAAATCTATGAAGGTGAAATAAAGAAACGGAATCGACTAACAGGTGAATTCGAATTAGGGGCCCCTACCGGGGATGCTGTTGTTGGATATATGTCCTATTTCCGATTGGAGAATGGGTATGAACAATACCTATACATGAGTAAAGAAGAAATGGAAGCACATGCTAAAAAGTACTCTCAAACTTATAAAAAAGGTTTTGGACTTTGGAAAACTGACTTTGATGCGATGGCTATTAAAACCGTACTTAAACAGTTGCTAAGCAAATATGGTATTTTGTCTGTTGAAATGCAGAATATGACGAATGCTCTCACCTCAGATGGCGCCGTCATCCGTGATAATGATGGCGAACTCACACCTGATTTTGAAGGAGAAACCATCGACGTTCAATCTGATGTGGCTGAAACTATTGCTAATAACGCAAATTCAGAAACGATTGATATTGAACCTACTCCTACAAGTGAATTCGTAGATCCTGAAACAGGCGAAGTCGTCCATATGTTTGGTGATTAATTGTGATTAGTATTCAAGCATTCGGTAGTAGCTCAAAAGGGAACTGCTACCGAATCAAAACCTCAACTAATGGGGATGAATTATTACTAGATGCAGGATTAGCATTTAAAGACATACAGCGCTATTGTCGATTTAATTTTGTGCATCTATGCGGTGTATTAGTGACTCATCAACATGGCGACCATTGCAAGGCCGTACCTGACTTATTAAAACTCGGACATCGCGTGTACATGCTAAAAGACACGGCTGAGGCTATCTATGTTGCCGGACATCATAAAGTAGTCTATATAACGCCTAAGATTCAATTTTCTGTTGGTAATTTTACTATATTACCATTTGAATTAGAGCATGATGTTCCGAATGTTGGATTCTTAATTTCTGACGGCGAGGAGAAACTACTATATATTACGGATACATATTATTGTCGGTACACGTTTAAAGATGTGAATCACATTATGGTCGAGTGTAATCATTCATATGAAATCCTGAACCAACGTGTTGATGATGGTGGCCTGCATGAGAAACGCATGGAACGATTAATTCAATCCCATTTTTCACTAGAGAATGTTATTAAATTTCTAAAGTCTATGGACCTTACTAAGTGCCAGGACATTCGACTGCTTCATTTATCTGATGAAAACTCCGATGCAGCTATGTTTAAACAAGCTGTTGAAGCTGCTACCGGTAAATATGTAGTCGTAGAACAAGAAAGGAGTCCATTATGATTGTTAAATCGATTCAAATTACAGATAACGATATCAATATCGCCTATCGGAAACCATCTGCTACAGGCCTGACAGATGTCTTTACCATCAAGTCTAAAGATGACCCACGGCCTGAACTCATGCAAGCTTTCAGCCGACTACAGGCTATTATGAAAAAGAACTTTGAATTCCTGGAAGAGTTTAATATCCCGTTTGTCGTAAGGCAATTCAAGTTTAAATATGGCGTTATCGAGGACGTGGTGGAGAAAGTCAGCGTTGAAGGCATTATACAAGATGCAACCTCAACTGATGAACTGAAATTCAAGACTGATTGGTTGCCGGTAGAGTATGCAGACCGTACATTTGCTATTTCAGTGCAAGACTTAATTGATGAATGTGTAAGGTTTATTGCTGGTAAACGTGCACAAGGCAATTTATTTACAAACGAGGAGTAACGGATGGGAAGGGATGTCTATTACTTCAGTCACGATGTTAATGCTAGTAATGACCCTAAAATCATCGTAATGAAAGAGCTATGCGGCATAATTTCTTATGCGTGGTGGTGGATACTGATTGAGCAGTTGGCTGTACAGGAAGAGTATAGATTACCAATGGATAAAATTACGTTCACGGGGTTAGGCATAGCGTTCGGAATGAAGCAAAACGAAGCAAATGCTTCAAGCAATGAAGCAAATTTAAGCAAAACAAAGCAAGCAGAAGCATTTGTAAATTTGCTTATAAATGAGTGTGAGCTACTAGAGACGGATGGCGAGTATTTTTGGTCTCCCTCTCTTATTCGACGAAATTTGCTTCGGAAAAATAAGCAAGAAGAAATATCTAAGAAACGCAGTGAGGCTGGGCGTTTAGGCGGTCTTAAGAGTGCTGAACAACGAAGCAAAACGAAGCAAATGCTTCAAGCAAATGAAGCAAATGAAGCAAATCAAGCTAAAGGAAAGGAAAGGAAAGGAAATAATATAGAGAGAGATACGCGCGCGCGTGAAGATGAAAATCCTCTATCTATGTTTGACGATGATGAAGTAAAAAATAAGCCCATTTACGATTTGTACATGAAGGCAATCGGAGATGTATCACCTGTCATTAAAGACCGATTAGATGATCTGGTTGAGTCTTATGGGACGGAACGAGTTATTGTTGCTATTAATACCACAGCTGATAATGGCGGTAATAGTATCAAGTATGTTGAAACAGTCACGGCAGGGAATCTAAAGAAGGAGGTGCAAAAAGATTTTGGAGCAAGTAAACATAACGGAAATGCTAGAAACGTTTCTCGAAAAAAGGAAGAAGTCGACTGGCAAGCAGAATACGAGAGAGTCCATGGTAAAGGATGAGTTCTTCTATCCTGTTTATGATAAGCCTGTAGTGATTAAGAGTGATATCAATGGAGACTATGCTGCTGTTGGTATCCCTCGGCGATACTATGACATGGATTTTGAGTGGTTACGTAAACATGGCAGCTTTCCTAAAGAAAATTCAGAAGCATATGCTGTAGTAAAACAGTATGTGGATAACCTAGAGGCAAATCTTAAAAGTGGCAAAGGATTGATTTTAAGGGGCCCCGCTGGCACTGGAAAGACTTCTATAGCAGTTAGTATTCTGAAAGAGGTTCTAGCGCTAAAACAGGGCTGTATGATGATTTCTATGCCTAGTCTATTGGACATTATGCTCACATTATCTAATGGTGATAGAGTTGCGTTTTTAAATTATGAACAAAAGCTCAGAAATATTCCGCTATTGTTGTTAGATGATTTTGGAGCGGAGTATTCTAAATCCGATTGGGTGCACACAAAAGTTGAAAGCATTATTATTGGCCGATACCATGATATGAAGCCAGTTATACTGACAACTAATTATAATAATGACCAAACAAAAGACCATTATAGCGAACGAGTGATTGATAGATTACGTGGCAAAGATTATGAAGAGGCTATATTTTGGGGAGACTCGCACCGATGAAGATTATCCTACGTTGTCAGTTTCGATTTAGAAAGAAAACCCATGATAGGTTCCCTACATTGAACGAGTACATTGATTGTGAGCGTGGTTCGACCATAGCGGCGGCTGCTATGAAAAAGAAATGCACCGAGCAGGTCAAAGAACAATGTCTATCACAACAGATAGAATCGGTTAAGGGGAAAGTAGACCTGTTATTTGAATGGCACTCATCGACCAGGCATGATCCTGACAATGTAGCGTTCGCTAAGAAATTTATTCTTGATGGGCTACAATTGGCAGGTGTGTTAGAAAATGATAATAGAAAGTTCATAGGCACGATGGCAGATGAAATTATAACTGATACAGAAAATTATGTAATCCTGCACATATCGGAGCGTATGAGTATATTCCTGTAAATGTGGTTAATTAAAGCGAGGTATTATGAAGAAAAAGCTTGTATATGTGGCTCATCCATATGGTGGAAAGAAGAGCAATAAAGAAAAAATAGACAAAATCATGCAAGAACTGGTGATGGTTGATATTACACATGACTATGTATCACCTATCCATAATTATGGGTTCATGTACTTAACCGGAGACCAATATCAATTTGGCTTAGGGATATGTTTAGGCCTACTCAGTCATTGTGATGTACTGGTCTTGTGTGATGGCTGGGAGACTAGCCGAGGTTGTAAAGGCGAATATGAATACGCCAAGAAACATGGTATTGCTACATTTGTGTTAAGCGAATGGGAAGCAATGAACATGATTTAATTTTTAGTTAGATACTTCTTTCGAAGTTGGTATAAACACAATTCGGACTAAACTACAAATTAAAAAGGGGAAGATGTATTTGAATGAATACGAAATTGAAAAAATCACTAGGTTGGCCACTGAGGTGGCCACAAAAACCTACTATGAATTAGCCAAGCAAGAAAATGCACAGTTAGGTCGTAAACTTCGACACAACACGATCAAGCTGCTTAAGCATTATAGTCAGTTACAGTCATACGTAGACAATGCTATCACGGATTCGACACAAGCCGAGGATATATGGCTCAATGAACTGTTAATTGATATGTTTGACGATAAAAGCATTGTAAAAGTAAATGCGATTGTCAAAAGCAAAGAAAAAACAGCATTGATGATGAGGCACGTAAATAACATGCTCGATATCTATGCTGAGAAGTGTAGCGACAAGCAATTCAAATATTGCGAATGCATGCGCAGGTATTATATTGATGGAGAAACATTAGAAGAGATTGCAGAATCATTTCCTGAAAAGCCTGATGTACGGACTATCAAACGTTATATTGCAAGAGGGATTGAAGAGTTATCAGTTTTGCTATGGGGCGTTATTGGATTAAACACTAAGTTAACCTAAAAATTGTCCCAAAACTGTCCTAGACCTGTCCTTCTTGACAGTTTATAATGATAGTGTGAGTTAATAGGGAAACGATTAATCTCTCTCGACATAGTGAATACCTAGAACACAAAAGCGAAAAAGCCCTTGCTTCGGCAAGGGCTTTTTGCTATAGGTTAGCTACTCCTATAAGACAGTGCGATCGCAACAGGATGCAAGTTAATGGCAAGTTATATACTAAACGTAAATAACAAACGCGCGTTTACCGTAGTCACGAGCATAACGGCGTTTACCAGTCTTAGGGTCTGTTACATATGCAACAAATTTCTTTGTGCCACGTTTAGACCCGCTTTGAGATGTTTTCGACATATTAGCTGTTCCTTTCATAAATTTCTCTGAAGAGATTTATGGCGGGCCAGCACTATTTATATTATAACCATTATTTATTGATTAAACTAGTATTGAGATGTAAATGAAAAAGACCCCGGAATCCGGGGTCTTTTTCTTAGACGGAACAAGTAAACTTGTTTTGAAATAAAATGAGTTGTAGCTAATAACTCAAAGCATCCTTTATACGTCTAAACATCTCACTAACATAATATCACTAAAATATAAAAAATCAATCGTAGGATTGCAGAAAAGTTTACTTTTATTTTATAAATGAAAAATAGAACGAATATTCCATACTAGATATTGTTTTTATAAAACAATATAACAATATATAGTATATTATGATGATAAAATCGAATATAGTTATGCAAAAGAAGAATGGAACGAGGTGAATACGATTGACAGATGTGTATTGTGAAAAGAGGCGATGCCTCAATAATGTAAAAGGTTGGTGTAAGGCCAATGGAATTCATATAGACCATATGTGTAAATCGTATGCACCATCACATTCGTTAGTAAAGACAAAAACCGCAAAGGTTCATAAGGAGTGCGGTAAATATAAGCAAAATAAAGGAGTGCTGAAATAATGGCAGATAACATTATGATCCATTGCGCGTATACAGATTTAGTAGACATTACCTCTGTAGTTCCAAACCCTAGAAATCCTAACCATCATAGTGATAAACAAGTAGAGTTGTTAGCCAAAGTGATAAAAGCACAAGGCTGGCGAGCTCCGATTACGGTGAGTAACCGTTCTGGGTTTATTGTAAGAGGACATGGGCGGTTAATGGCTGCACAATTATTAGGCCTAGATACTGTTCCAATTGACCGGCAGGATTATGAAAGCGAAGCTGCAGAGTATGCAGACCTGATTGCAGATAATAGAATCGCCGAACTATCAGATATCGATAATACCTTGTTAGGAGAGTTATTAGCTGATACGGGAGATTTTGCTGAGTTTACAGGTTATTCTGACGATGATATAGCCAGCCTATTAAACCAGGTAATGGCAGATGAAGTTCATGAGGATGATTTTGATGCAGAAGAAGCTATCAAATCAATTAAAGAACCTATGACAAAGTTCGGCGATGTATGGATGCTAGGTGAGCATATGTTATTGTGTGGTGACTCAACAAAGACAGAATCTCTTGATTGTCTACTGGGGGGGGACGTTGTTGATATGGTATTTACAGACCCACCGTATAACGTGGCTTATGAGGGAGGTACAAAGGAAGCTCTTACCATTCAAAACGATAATATGTCAGATGCTGAATTTGATATATTTCTTGATGATGTATTCGCTTTGGTTAACAAAGCATTAAGACCTGGTGGAGCGTTTTATATCTGCCACTCTGATAGCTGTGGTGGTCAATTTAGACGTGCGATTCGAGATAATGATTTACTTATCAAACAATGCCTGATTTGGGTTAAGAATACATTTGTAATGGGGCGCCAAGATTACCAGTGGAAACACGAACCAATTCTATATGGATGGAAACCTGGTGCTAGTCATAAGTTTTATGGTGGCAGAAAACAATCTACTGTGATTGATGACAATCTTCCTCTTGAAATCGAAAAAGATGGAAATGACTATATTCTTCATTTTTCTAATGAAACGGACCATATTGTAGTAAGAGTGCCTGGGTATGAAATAGAAGTTAATAATGGTACTGAATGTGATTCTATATGGCGATTTAATAAGCCATTAAGAAATGGTGAACATCCGACGATGAAACCGATTGCATTATGTGCACAGGGAATTAAGAACTCATCAAAACCTGGAGAACTTGTATTCGAACCGTTTGGTGGCTCAGGGTCTACTTTGATTGCCTGCGAACAAACAAAGCGCAGATGTAGATGCATTGAATTAGATCCTAAATACTGTGATGTAATAGTAAAACGATATATCGAATTTATTGGAAGTAATAAAAATGTATATGTGATTAGAAATGGGCAACGCTTAGAATTTTCTGAGGTTGCCCAATAGTTTTTGTAAACAACATGAATTGAGTGAGGTGGTGCTGCCATGTGACGACACATCAGCAAGCGCACAAGGACTACCTAAATGGCATGAAGTATAAGGATATTGCCGATAAGTATGGGGTGTCATTGGCGACTGTTAAATCGTGGAAGACACGCTATGGGTGGTTCCGCGATACATCAAAAAAAAGTATGCATACAAAAAATAAAAGTACGCATACTAGAAAACGAGGAGGCCAGCCTGGCAATCATAATGCATTATACAATGCTGGCGGTGCGCCTAAACAAAATCAAAATGCTGTTAAGCATGGATTACTAGCGAAATATTTACCAAAAGAAACTTTAGACATTGTGATGGAAGTCGAGGAATCAAGCCCTATTGATATTCTATATATGAACATAAAAGTTCAATTTGCACGTATTATCAGAGCGCAAAAGCTGATGTATGTTGAGGGGATAGAAGACCATACACGGGTCACTGAAAACAGGACGGAGGTTACTATTGACCCAGCTAAAGGGACCAGTCGTTCTGTTACTAAAACAGATAAGGTCATTTCTTCGGTAGATAAAGAAGTAGTATTTATGAAGGCCCAATCAGTGGCAATGGCCACTTTAACTAAAATGATTCAGCAGTACGACGTTATGTGTCGCAGTCCGCTAGCTACAGACGAACAACGAGCAAGAATTGATAAGATTCGCGCTGAAGTTGCCAATATTTCTATGGGAAATCGGACGATTGATGTTAATGTAAATCACAATCCATTAGCTGGCTTAAGTACTGAAGAAATAAGAAAAGTTATTGAAAAAGAGGATAGATAATATGGAATTCACACCGGCTGTTGTACAGGAGTTCAAATATGAACTTGCGAGACGTGAATTCTTTTATTTTTGCCATCTATTAGAGGGTGACTTTTATGAATACGACCGTCAATATTTAGTTGATTTGTGCGATGCATTACAAGATTTTTATGAGGGCGATATCTACAATGTTCTTATTCTTAATTTACCGCCACGGCATGGGAAGAGCCGCACAGCTCAGAACCTGTCAAAATGGGTACTTGGTAAAAACCACAAAGAAAAGGTGATGACTGGATCTTACAATGCGACTTTATCCAAGACATTTGCCAAGGGAGTGCGAAATGCAATCAAGGAAGTTAAAGCTGATGAGAATATAACTGTTTTCTCAGATGTATTCCCTGGAGTTGAAATCAAAGAGGGTGATGGAGCAGCTCACATGTGGTCTTTAAAGGATGGTTATAATAGCTATTTGGCTACATCCCCTGACGGTTCATCTACAGGCTTTGGTGCAACACTCTTAATAATTGACGACATCATTAAAAACGCTGAAGAAGCCTATAATGAAAACGTCAAAGAGTCACATTGGAGTTGGTTTACAAACACAATGCTCTCTCGATTAGAAGAGGGCGGGAAGATTATTATCATCATGACACGATGGGCTTCAGATGATTTGGCCGGTCGTGCAATCGAGCATTTCAAAGATGATCCTAAGTTCAAATCTAAAGTGATTATGATGAAAGCAGTTCAGGAGGATGGCAGTATGCTGTGCTCGGATGTACTGTCAAAAGATAGCTATCTATCTAAAATTAGAGCAATGGGCGAAGATATTGCATCAGCCAATTACCAACAAGAGCCTATTGATATAAAAGGTAGGCTATACTCTTATTTCAGTACATATGAGGATGTTCCTAGGGATGATAAAGGATATCCACTATTCTCTGCAGTGAAGGCTTACGTAGACTCTGCAGATACCGGCGACGACTTCTTATGCGCTATTGTGTATGGGGTATATAAAGACTATGCATATGTGTTAGATGTATTGTATACAGATGCACCTATGGAAATTACTGAAGAACAAACTGCAGATTTAATAAATCGAAATAGTGTAAATATTGCTGATATAGAGTCTAATAATGGGGGGCGTGGTTTTGCTAGAAATGTTAAACGGATACTAAAAGAAAAGTATCCAGGTAATCGGACAAAGATTACTGCATTTCATCAAAGTAAGAATAAGGAAGCTAGAATATTATCAAATTCAACACAAGTTATGGATTATGTTTTATTCCCAGTTAACTTTAAGGACCGCTGGCCTGAATACTATACATCCATGTATAAGTATCAGCGCAAAGGTAAAAATGCACATGATGATGCTCAAGACGCAACGACAGGCGTTGTTGAACGTTTGAATGCGCCTGTTATTAAATCCATCAATTCTGATATTTATTAGGAGGAACTTCATTATATGTTTATTACAAACGAACAGAAGTATGCATACCAGTTATTACATGATGCGTACTATGGGTCCGGGTTATTCTCTTTAGGTCGTGGTTTAAAACAGCATCCAAGAGAAAGCATAGACAATTATAATTTCCGTAAAAAGTTATCAAGCTATTCTAATCATACCGCAGCGATTATTAATGCGAATGTAGACCCTATCTTTAATGATGAAATTAGAAGAGAGTATAAAGAGACGGCTAAATTCCAAGTGTTTTTAAAAGATGCAGATCGATTAGGCACATCGTTACAAGAATACATTCAGCAACAAGCTCTGATTGCCAAAATGTATGGTGTTGTGTATGTCATTGTTAACAATGAAGCAGAATTTGGTGAAAGTTTGGCTGATAATGTACGTGATAGACGGTTACCATATTTAACTTCAGTTGAACCTAGTGATGTGACTGGTTGGAAACTGGATGACAAAGGTCGAATAATTAGATTCGAATATAGAACGATTATTACTGATGATAATGGAGGTAGTTCAACAGTATATTATGAATGGACAGATACAAAATGGACTATTCGTGATAAAGGGCGAGGCATTATTAATGAAGGTGAACATGGGTTAGGACGTGTTCCTGTAGTGCAATGGTTTGGTCGTAGCACTAAGAAAACAACTATATTACCGCATCCAGAGTTCTATTCGTTAGCACAAAAGAACTATAGAGTTTATCATCTTGATAGTTTATTGACACAGATTTTGAACTCTCAAACATTTTCTACTTTAACAATGCCATCCGATGAAGGTATAGAAGATTTAACCTTGGGTGTCAATAATGTACTACTATATCCATCAGAGGCTAGTCATCCTCCTGCTTTTATTGCTCCAGATAATGGGCCGGCACAAATTATCATGCAAGAAAAGGAAGCGGAAATTAAAGAAATGTACCGCATAGGTGGTGTTGATTCTGTAGTAGGGGTTCAGCAAGAAAAATCAGGGGTTGCTAAACAGTGGGCATTCAAAAGAACAAATCAACGGCTAGCAAACTTCGCTGTACAGTGTGAAAATGCAGAGAAAGCCATTATTGCATTATATGAATTGTGGACTGGCGAGCAGTTGAATTATAAATGCGAATATCCAAGGGACTTTGACATTAATGATGTAGCTGATTGCTTATCTCAAGGACAGCAAGCCCTTGATTTAGGGTTTAAATCTAAAACATATTATGTTGAAGTACTTAAACGCATCCTTGATGGATATATGCCTAATATTGACGGCAATGTATATGATGCCATTGTTAAAGAAGTGGAAGCTACTGCACAGCAAGAAGTATTAGATGACATGTATTCAAATGGAGAAAATCCGGATGAGAACAGTGAGCGACTAGATGAATAAGCATACCGAACGTGTCATACGCGATATAATTGATGAGTTTGAAGCCGAAGTACGTCGATTACTAGACGAAGGGCACACGCCTAAATATGCTGTTAAAGAAGCATATAAAAAATATCCTGTAATGGAAGCAATGAGAGACACGTTAATAGATGAGTTGGTTGAGGAGTGTGCCAGGGGGTATGGTGTAGATATAGGTGTAACCAGTGATGCAGCTAAAAGTGCAATAATCGCAGGCATGCCATATAAATTACAAACCATATCAAAGGCCATGCAGAAGGCGTGGGCTCCAGACGGACTGAATTTATCCAAACGACTGCACAACGCATCCTTAGCCGTGAAGCGTGAAGTAACCCGTACTATTCAAGATGCAATAGTAAAAGGTGAACACACAATGGAAACCGCAAAAGCTTTATTTGATGGTTACGGTAGTGAAACTATTATTTCAAAAGCTGAAATACCAATATTCATAAAACGTATTAATCGATTAAGCATCGTGCTTCCTACAGATAAGATGGGGCGTGATGTTGTAAAACATCAAATCAGAAAAGTACGATATTTAATTGAACAACGCACAACACCTGGGATGAGGGCTGCATATAGCGAACTGATGGATGTAATCGAAAAAGGAAATGCCGCAGCCGTTAATCGTGCGGTGTACGTTGCAACTCAAGAAAAGGCAAGATATCATGCAGAGCGCATTGCGCGGACAGAACGAGCGAGGGCATATGCTGAGGGGGAAATTGCAAGACATTTAGATGATCCTGATGTGGTAGCCTTTCGGTGGCGAATGAGTTCGAGTCACCCTATTGTCGATATTTGCGATGTATATGCTAACGCAGATTTATATGGGTTAGGCCGCGGAGTGTATCCAAAGGATAAGTTCCCACATTTGCCAGCACATCCACATTGCCTTTGTCGCATTATGCCAGTTATCGATGGCATGATTAATAATACTGTTGCAAAGCCTAATGTAGAAGCCGGCGGATTGTCATATTTAAAGACGTTGAATAAAACAGAACAAGAACAAATATTAGGGGTAAATGGACGCAACTTAGTAATGAATGGGCATATATCGTGGACTGAAAAAGCTAGGGGGTGGAGTGGAGATGTTTTTAAACGCAGACTCCCGGTGATTGAGAGTCTAAAAGACTACATAAAAGATGGTAAAGTTCGTGTCGAAGAAATCTCAAAACGGAAAGATGGCGAAATTAAAGAAGATGTCAAAGCTCGCATTATAGACTATATTAATTCTCCATATTTTAATAAATCATATGTAGCTCGGCAGAGCATGCATGTAAAAGATGGTAAGCTATATGATGCCTCAAAAAATAAAAGCTATTACGATGTCGAACCATCACATTCTGATGTATTGAAGGCGATAAGAGTTGGAGCGAATAATGGAGGAATAGGGTTTACACGTAATGGCGATTGGAACTATAAAATACTAGTTGATATATACCCACATATTGGGTATGATGTACATGAAGAGACAGGAGCGAAACGGAGTACTAGCTTTGCGACTGTGCATGTATCTAATAAAGGCATTCATATAGTACCGAAGGGAAGTGAACGAAAATGACAGAAAAAGAATTGCGTAGACGATACGATGAAATCAAGTCAGAAAATATTGAAGTCATATTCGTTGATGGAGATACTATGAAAGGCAAATTATTGGGTTATACATCTAGCGTAAATAATGAGCCAGACGAAGCGTCTATAGATGTTGGTGAATATGAATTATTTGCTAGTGAAATAGCTGGGATTCGAGAAATTTAATAATTTATAATAGGTGATCTAGCACTTGCATAAGCAAGTGCTTTTTTTGTTGCCTTTTTAGTATTGCAGGCGTAAAAGAACAAGACCGCGGTCGTGAGGTGTGGCTCACGAAAATAAAGCGAAGAGGGAAAGTTTATTTTACAGGAGGTCATACAGATGACAAAAGAGGAACTAATTAAGTTAGGGTTAACGGAGGAACAAGCAGAGGCAGTGACTAAGGATTATGGTGAAAACTACGTTTCCAAGAGTCAATTTAATGCCAAGAATGATGAGGCGAAAGCAGCAAAAGCGGCAAAAGAAGTCGCCGACCGTGAGCTTGCTGATGCGCAAGGCAAGCTAGAAAAAATCACCTCTACAGGGATTAAAGATGATGCAGGTATTGTAGCTATGCAGCAACGAATTAAAACCCTGGAGGATTCTGTAGAGGCCGAGCGTAAAGCAAGAGAAAATGCTGATGCACAACGTGTACAGTCTGAAATTTCTGCAGCCGTGGTTGATTCTTTGACGAAGCGTAACGCTATGGATCCTAAGGAATTTTCAAAGCTGATTGTTGGTAACATCAAAGTCAACGAAGATGGTACTTATGGATATATTAAGTCTGATGGTACTAGTGGAACTGTTGACGATTGTGTAGATGAATGGCTAAAAGGTAAAGATTATGCAATTAAAGATGTACAAAAACGCGGGAGTGGTTCAGGCACAAGCGGTGCAGGAAGCAACAATTCTGGCAGTAATAAGCCAGTAGGTTTAAAGGGGGCCGTAGCAGCTGCTATTGAAGCCCAATAAATTTTATAAATTCTAATAACGGAGGAATAAACTAATGCCAATTACATTAGCTGAAGCAAAACTTAACGTACAAGACAATTTACAAATGGGAGTTATTGATGAATTCCGTAAATCGTCTTTTTTATTTGAAAACTTAACATTTGATGATGCTGTATCTCCTACTGGCGGTGGCGGTACTTTAACCTATGGTTATACTCGATTATTAACACAACCAACTGCAGATTTCCGTGATATTAATGCTGAATACACACCTCAAAGTGTAACTCGTAAACGTCATACTGTTGATTTGAAAGTATTTGGCGGATCCTTTGAAATCGACCGTGTAATCGCTAAAATGGGCGGTATTGTTGATGAAGTAACATTACAAATCGAGCAAAAGGTCAAGGCTGCAACTGCATTGTTTAATGACACAGTTATTAATGGCGATACTGGTACCAACGCTAAAGCATTTGATGGTTTAGACAAGGCGCTTTTAGGTTCTTCTACTGAATATACACCTACAGCAGCTATTGATTTGTCTGATAGTGGTGCTATTGATGCAAACTACAAGACATTCTTAGACCAACTCGATGAATTCCTTTTAGGCTTGGATGGTGCGCCATCTGCCATTATGGGCAACTCTAAATTGATTGCTAAAATTCGAGCAGTAGCTAGACGTTCTGCGATGTACTCTACTCAATTAAATGAATTCGGACAACAAGTTGAATATTACGGCATTACACCGTTAGTTGACCTTGGTGCCAAAGCTGGTAGCAATGATCCTGTGGTAGGTATTAATGGTCAAGGTGAAACTTCTTTATATGTCGCACGCCTTGGCCTCGATGGTTTCCACGGTGTTTCTTTGGCTGGCGATAATGTGGTTAATTTGTGGTTGCCTGACTTCACCAATGCTGGTGCAGTTAAAAAAGGCGAGGTCGAAATGGTTGCTGCTGTTGCATTAAAAGCATCTAAGGCAGCAGGCGTATTCCGTAAAATTAAGGTTAAATAAGGAGGTCAATTATGCCGATTATTAAATCTCCAGTGCCTGATTATACAGGTCAAACTGGTTCAGTTGTATTTGTGAATGGTGAAGGCTTCACCGAAGATGCTAACCACATTGAATGGTTTAAAGAGCACGGCTATGAAGTTGTGGAAGATAAACCTGTAAAGGAACCTAAAAATACAACCCCAAAGGCTGACAAAGAGCCTAAGGATGAAAATCCTCCGGACAAAGATCCTGAGGACAAAGAGCCTAAGGATGAGGGCACTGAGGATAAAACCTCCGGCAAGGGTTCCGGTAAAAAATAATTGCTATGAATAGCCAGGATATTTTCAACAAGCGTATTTGTCAGGCAGTAAAAGCAAGTACTATTGAAGTTCGAGATACTGCACAGGAGAAACATAGATTTACCTCGAGAACAGGGAATTTAGAAAAGGCTGTTGATTATCGAATTTCTAATAGTGGAATGCAAGGGGTTGTATTTATTGATAGTGATGTCGCTAAATACGGCCCTTTTGTACATGCAGGGACACCAGCACATGTAATTCGGCCGCATTTTAAGAAGATATTGAGATTCGTACCACAAGGCGGTAATGGGTTTATATTTGCTAGGAAAGTGGTTCACCCTGGGACTGCCCCAGATCCATTTTTGTATGAAGCGTTGCAGAATAATGTCTCAAATATTACTAGTATTTTTTCCAGATATACCGGTATTGCACTAGATGATGTGGCACAAGGGCTAGTAAAAGATGAGATTACGCTAAGTTTTGAAATATAAGGAGTACTGTATGCTATATAATTTTGAAGATATGGCCGACCTATTAGGGGATGAATTGCTAACGCAAGAGGTAACAGAGACCGCTGTATCCAAAGCAGAACAATGGCTATATGTACTTGCGGATAGATTGGGTGTGTCAAAGGATAAAGTTATACGTAGTTTTACTATTGACGAATTAGTCCTTTCATATATTTACCGAGAAGTCTGTGTTAATAAGTCATATGCTTTACCAGGAAGTTATACTAGTAATGGTTCGACGGATGACTTTTATTCTAAAAAATTAGAATACTATGAAGCTCGTATTAAATTATTGGAATCACGAATAACACCAGAGCAGCTTACAGGTAACCCTACAGAGTACAAAGGATATCGTTCTGTTGAAATCTATAGGGGGTAATATGTGGTTTGAGTTAATGAAACATATTAAAGATATCATTGTTAGCTCCGGATATGATTTTAATGTTATATTAGGCGCTATGCGCCCACAGGCTGCTAAGATTGATAGTCATGGAGTTATTATGGTTATTCGAGGAGAAACTATGCCAGGAGATAACTCTGTGCAATCTGAAATGCAACAGGAATTGTTTATTGAAGTTTGGGGACGGAATGATGACCCGGACCTATCAGTTGGATATGAACTAATAGCAAATCTAGAAACAAAGCTTGAAAAAATCATGACTAAGCTGCGTGATGATTGTGGATGTTTAAATCCCAATATGTGTATCTTGCAAGATAGTGGCTATCAAATCATCGATATTAAATGTACAAGTAAAGTAGGCGACCATGATTCAGTACGGCCATTGATTGGCACACAGTACAGGTTTGTGGCTCGCCTTATTAATTTGAATGAAGAAACAAACGGAGGTATCTACTAATGCCAGCTCAACCAGCTACAGCAAAAAAACTTTATAAACCGCAACAGGGGGCAATGCCTACTGCCGGTAAAAATTATTTGATTTATGTTAATGTTGGCACCGACGAAACAACAGGTGCTGAATGGCTTTTATTAGGTGGACAACGTACAGGTGATGTATCTCGTAAGGCTGATAGCATCGATGCATCTCACAAAGGCACTAACGGTTGGAAGTCTACTATTCCAGGGCTTAAAGAGTGGTCCATTGACCTTGAAACATTGCTTATGCCTAACGAAGAGTCATTGCAATTGTTAGAAAAAGCTTTCTTGAATGATGATCTTATCAACATCAAGATTGAATATCCTAATAAAGCCTACATGACAGGTATTTGCTCCATTACAGAATTGTCTATGAACACACCACATGACGATGTGGCAACGTATAAAGGCAGTTTAAATGGCGTAGGTGCATTGTCTGAATTGAAACAACCATAATTTATATTTGATATAAGGAGTGCGCACTCATGAAAAAAATCCCATGTGATGTATTTAATACTGGCGAAACAATTTACTTTACGATTGGTCGAATTGCTGAACTTGAACAGCTATGGGGCGAACCTATTTTTAAAGCTGTACAAAGTGGCACAATGACATTTAATCAGCTTATTACTGCATTCGTTGTTGGTATGAAACAACACGGCAAAAAGCGTGATTATATCTATTACCAAGATAAATTACAAGAATTGTTTGATGAAGGCACGGTTCAATATAGCGACCTAGAAGAATTAATCGTTCAAGCGTTAATTGGTAGCGGTGTCTTTGGTAAGGCTGCGTACTATGCATTATTTCCTGAAGAAGCTGACGAAAAAGCACAATCTGAGGTAGAAGCAGAGGAAGCAGAAGCAAAAAACTAGAAGGGGGCTATACGGCCCCCTCTTTTAATTTATGGATAACAAAGGCCGAACGTATGGCGTATGGTCCACTCAATTTGAAGCCTTGGGAGTTTATGAAACTAAGCCCTATGGAATATTACAAACTGGTGGAAGGGTACGAATTGCGAATGGAGATTGAGGACCGTAGACAGGCTTATTTTACGTGCATAATGACAAACGTTCATATTGCTGGCAATAAGCGGTTAAAAGTCGAGGACATCATGAAGCAATTACACCCTATTACGTTGGCACAACGCAAAACGGAAGAAAAGTTATTCATGGAAGAATTCAGACAGGCGGGAGGTGAGATATAAGAAAATGGCAGATTCACAAATCAATGTACGTATAGTCGGTTCATCTAGTGGTGCCGAGCAAGCACTTGATAGGGTGGCTAAGAAAGCGGAAAATGCACTAGGAAAAGACGTTACTGCTTCGATGGAGGCTGTTAAAAGCAAAGCGCAGAAGATCTTCGGTATAGAAATTCCTAGTATCATGAACGCTGCAAAAAGTGGTGCTGCATTTGGTGCTGCGGCAATAGGTATTGAAGCTGCAGGGCGTGCCATGAAAGATATGGCAGTTAGTGCTGTTCAAACCACCGACCAACTTACACAAATTAGGGCACGTATCAATCTAATTAATGACGGCAGTCAATCTACTGCTGAAATTATGGACAAGATTTATAGCGCAGCTAACCGTTCTCGTGGTAGTTACCTCGATATGGCCGATAGTGTGGCTAAGTTGAATATGCTTGCAAAAGACGCTTTCAGCTCAAATGATGAGGCTATATACTTTGTTGAACAGTTAAATAAGCAATTCAAAATCTCAGGTGCTAGCGTTGAAGAAACAACATCAGCTATGTACCAGTTAACGCAAGCAATGGCAGCTGGTAAGCTACAAGGGGACGAATTCCACTCAATTATGGAAAACGCTCCGATGTTGGCACAATCTATTGCCAGTGAAATGGGCCTTACTGTCGGTCAATTGAAGGAAATGAGTTCGCAAGGGCTCATTACTGCTGACATTATCAAGGAAGCCCTATTCAATAGTGCAGAAGAAACAAACGCTAAGTTTGCAGAAATTCCTATGACGTTCCAAGATATAGGAACACAAGTTCAGAACGAATTAATAGCTGCATTTCAACCGGCTATGGAAGAAATAAGCAACATGACAAGTTCAGGTGTATTGAACGATGCACTTGCTGGGTTGTCTATTGCCTTTCGTTTAGTTGGTACTGCTGCACAAGCAGCCATTATTACTGTAAGGGGTGCATTTAGTGCATTATCTGTTGTAATTGGCACAGCAAAGAATATTGTTACGAGTTTTGCGAACCTGTTCAGGACTGCTATGCCAGGTGTTGCCACTGCCATTGTAGGTGTTACTACTGCATTTATCACTTATAAAGCGACTGTTGCATTATGTAGCACTCAAACTGCTGCATTAACTGTAAAAACCGTAGCGTTAAAAACAGCACAAGTAGCCTCTGCGATTGCAACTAGGGCTTATGCGGTAGCAATGACTGTTGTCAAAGTAGCAATTCAAGGTACTATCTTATCAATAGGCGCTTTGACTATGGGGACAACTGTCCTTAAATCATTATTCCTAGCATTGAGAAGTAGTACGATAGCTGCAGCTACTGCACAACGTGTGCTAAATGCTGTTATGAAGGCGAACCCAGTCGGAATATTAATATCTGTCATAATGACTTTAGTCGGTGTATTTGCGACTGCATCTGCTGCGTCTAATGGTTTCGGTAATACGTTAAGTTCGGTATTTTCAACTATTGTGCATACCGCTGTTTGGGGTGTGAATAAAATTATAGAAGGGCTTAACTGGTTAATTGCAAAACTTAATAGCGTAGGTGATAAAGTAGCTAAATTCTTTGGTACTACATTTACTGCTATACAACAGGTTGACACAATCAGTGCTGATGATACACAGGCATTTATTAATAAAGCAGAGAATATGGCTTCACAAGTAATGCAAGGTGTAACAGGTGGCGGTGATACAGGCCTAGACGTTGGCGGTGGTGGCGGAGATGATGGCGGTTCTGCCGGGACCGGGAA